ACTTGTGTTCCCATTCTACTTGGACAGTGTGGCCTGTGGCTCGCACACCCTCAGCAAAACTTTCTAGACACTGTATTTTTCTAGGATGTTTCTGCGGGTTGGCCACTGAACTGATGTAAACCACTACATCAACCACCCTGCAAAATCCTCCAGGCTGTGCCGTTGCGCATTTCTGCTTCGGTAAACTGGCAATAGGCCATATGTGCCGCCCAAGCTTCAACTTCATCCAAAGTAGGCACATGAGGCTTTTCAATATCATCTAAACTTTGACTGCACAAGGCTGCTGCTGCATTGGGCCCAAGTGTGATGGCAGGTTTACCATTCATCAAGGCTTCGCCAGCGGCAATGCTTGAGAATGTGATCAAACAATGTATGTCTTGTTTGAGTGCATGTACCATACTGTCATCACTGGTTCTGGCAGTGCGACCTGGTTTGCGCCTAACCACCACTTCACGATCAGTGCGAGTATGAATCTCTGCTAGTACGTTGGTAAGCCATTGTTCTAGATCAATGTCATAAAGATTCAACAGTTTTTGACTGGGAGGTGCCAGCAATATCTTGCTGCCACGATAGAACTTGCATGGCTGAAAACCTGTGGCAGCAAGCCTATCTCTAGGACGATCAATTATGGGACCAAAATTTTGCACATCATTTCGAGTCACTCGATGAAACGTTTTCTTTTTACCGTTGCCAAAATAGCCAGTATCAATGTAGTAAAAGTCACGTCCGACAGCACGACAAGCATTCATTTCTTTACGGTGAGTTATACCGCGTAAGACAACTGGAACCATGCTCGGTTCACTTTTCTTCCAAGTGGTTATTTGTCCACCACATCCCATGGTGAAACTTTCTAGTATAGGATCAAACATTTTTCCCTTTTGTGCATATCTAAATTCATTGTCGATGGCATGTATTACTTGATTGTCCAAGTAACAAATCTTTTCAGTCAGTGCTTGTATGTTCATGCCATAGTAATCGCCTGCAGGATCCACACGATATTTCAATACATCATAAAATATTTCATTGACTTCAGGTGCCGTAATATCCAACTCATGTGGTTGCGGGACCACAGTGTGTGATTTTACCTTGATGGTTTGTTCGCAATGCATGGTGCGCTGATTTTCCTCATGCCATTCTGATGAAAAATGACCTTGCGTGGCAAACTCATGGAAACAAGGAGTACCCAGAGTGTAGTGTACCAACTTGGCCTGCGGATTAGCATCATATTCAACATCCAACCAGTTCCACTCTGGGGGCAGTTCACCAATGCGCTCATCGTCCAACCAGGAGAATCTATGCAGTTCTGCACCTGTTGATCGTTGCACAAACTCGGGTGTTAGTTTGCGATTGGGAAAACTGTTGCAGTTCCACAAGATCACACTGCTCCAGTTCTTGCGTGGATAGTCTTCGTTCTTTGAGCCAAGATATTTTTCAGTCATGCGTGTTTTATAGTCGTGTTTGACCACCATGACATCCTTGGCAACTTCTCGCAAGTTCCACAATTCCACAATGTCATCTCGCAGTATCATGTCACCATCAATGAATATAGCCCATCCTGAATAGTCCATCAAATGTGGTACAAGAAAGCGACTGTAGATAAATTGATTGCTGCCATCAGTGTGTGTTTCGTCATAGTCTCGAAACAAGTTCAATGCCACAGGAACAATGGCCACTGGTTGACTGGCATGTCTAATGATTGAGTTTACACACACATGATATGCCACGGCTTCTCTAGGATCGTATCCTACAAATACTGGAATTGGTTTCATTTACGTTCTATGTCATCTTCAACACAGCGTTCACCGTATTGTATTTCAATCAACTTCAAGGGTTGATCAGTTTCGTTGCATAACTGATGCCATTCATTGATTTTGATAAAAGTATGTTCATGCATTGAGAGACTGCACTTGACTTCTTGATCGGTTGATGCTTCATCTAGTGTGTATACTGTGGCTTGGCCTTGGGCCACAAACCAGAACTCTGCACGACTGTCATGTCGTTGCATGCTTAGGCATGTTTTAGGCATCACAGTGAGTTCTTTGAGTTTGGTGTTGGCACCAACTTCGTGCAGCACACGATAGTATCCCCAGGCACGGTCAGTTTTAGGTGTTTTCCATTCTGTGAGAATCCATGAACTAGAGTTCATCTTGTTTTCGCCACCTATACCAAATTCAAAGTCCACATCATCAAATACCATTTCGGGAATGTTGTCTGACGTGCGATCTCCCCCATTGGCAAAGATAAATCGGGTTCTGGGCACAGTGTAATATGTACGGGCTACATGTATGGCATTTATTGCAGTGTCATCATCGTCATTGAATTCAATCACACGATCTACCATGCGCAAGTTTTCAATAATAGCTCGCCGTTCTGCGGCTGGCATAAACGGTCGGCCTTTTTTACGTGACAACCATTCATCACTGTTGATACCAACCACAAGCCTATCTCCCAGTGCCCGGGCTGCTTCAAAGTATGCTATATGTCCTGAATGTAACGGATCGAATCCGCCGGTGACAATTACAATTTTCATGCAGGTATTTAACCGATGTGATGCACACACCACCAAAAAGCTACCCAGGCTTCAACAAAGAACAACACAAAGAAGATTTCCATTTCTTCTAAGTCTCGCTGCCAGCGGGCTTGATCAGTCATGTTAAACTGTGATATCTTCCATGCCTGCTGTGCGCAAGCGAACCACATGCCCCATTTGCCACTGCTTGGTGTCCAAGCCCTTCATAATGCCCAGCCAACGATTACGCAGCAGTGCTACTTCGTTGATGATGGTTTCAAAATCCACAACTTCTTCTTCGCCATCCACATACTTTTCTGCATCACGTGCTGTGAGCGCACGGGCATAACCTTCCAAGTACTTCTTGAAGTGCCGGGTACGTATCTTGCGCAGTTGGATGTTGAGAAAGTTCAACACAGCTTCAATTTCTTGCAGCTGATTGAATCTATGTTCGGTTATACCCGGCAAGGCAGTGATGTTTTTCTCTACTAGGCCACCAATTTTGCAGTCACGCTTGGCATCTGTGAGTTCTGATTCAAAGTGTGCAATGAAGTCAGGTATGTTGCCAAGGTCGGCAACTACTCGGCTGTACCACATCAGTAGTCATCTTCTTTGTTGTAGTTGTCCTCGTCATCGAACTCTTCTTCCTCTTCTTCCGCATAGTCCTTGTCGTTGTCAAGATATGCAGTCAAGGCTTTTTTAATGTCTGAATCACCTTTGAAGGCTTCTCGAATTTCGTCAACATCATGATCATGATCGATCAAGATGGCCACAATGCTTTCGGCTGCATCCATGCGGTCCACCACATTGACATATCGTTTTAACTCGCCCCAAATTTCACTTGCTACTTCTGCTGACATATTATTCCTCCGTTGCGTCGGCTGTACTTACCTCTGGTTTGATATTCTTGAAGTCAGTCATGACTTTGTCCAAGCAACCATCTTCGTTTGCTTCCCAGGCCTTGCGGAATTGTTTAATTATTTCGCCTTCGCTGGTGACAAACACCAAACGATTGCCTTCTTTCTTGAGCATGCCTTTTTTCTCTGCAAGATCGGTTAGTCCACTGTAGGGATTCATACCTGTTTCGTAGGGAATTTTAACCTGCATGCCTTCGAATGGTTTTGCATAACGAGTTTTCATCACTTTACAACCGGCACGTATGCCCATGACTTCAGAGATCTTGTTGCCATCCTCGTCCTCTTTCAGTTTCATTTTCTTCATGGCCACAACAATACTTGACGCATAGATAAAGCCTTGACCACCTGAGATCTTGTCATCTGGATCAAACATGTCTTGGCTGGCGTAGGTGTGATTGGTACAGACCATTCCAACATTGAACCCACCAAACATGTTGACTGAATTACGAACCAGTGATGTAAGTGCCTTGGGCTTGCGACCCATGTCACCTTTCATGTCTCCTGCTTCAAACTGGTTGACATCGGTTGGTGTCAACAACATGCCCAATGAGTCAATCACCCACAACACCTTCATGCGCTCACCGTCGGGTAAGGCTTTGTAGTCAATCATGAATGTTGAAATGGCCTTGGCCACATCATCAATCATGCTCATGTTCAGTTTGAGCAACTTATCTGCACCAGTGTCTACACCCAGTGCATGTAGCCATGTCTCATCCAGTGCGTTTTCTGTATCAACCAAGATGACAAAAATACCTTGCTCTTGTGCGTTCTTCACAATGTTGCCTGAACAGATATAACTCTTGCCTGCACCACTTTCGCCGGCAAACACTGTGATCTTGCCCAGTGGAATGCCTCGATTGAAATCTCCGCTGATGAGATAGTTCAATGCAAAGTTGCCTGTGCTAATCCAATCTGTTGGATCATTGAATCCAATGCTCAGGCCTTCGATGCTTTTGGTAATATCCTTGCGGAATTTGCTTACGTCAAATGGTTTTCCCATGATTTTCTTCCTTGTATAAATCTTTAAAAATTACTCTGCTGTCTAATTTACGCCGCTGATCCATTGATGCTAATTTTTCAAAGGCTCCTGCTAAATTTTTTTCAAATGGCTGATCCAAATAGTTCAGTACGTTTTGATATCCATTTTCTAACAAATAGCCTGGGCGTTCTGCAATTCGTTCTACTAAAATCTTCTTTACTGAGTTTAACATACTCTCTGACAAATGTCTAATATTTAGGTGTGGCGGTCCTATCAATGCACCAATTATAAAACTGTTGTTGTGAAATCCTTGTGCAGACAAATAATCTACACAATCAAAAATGCTGTGATAATTCAATA